TTCTCCATACAAGCTCTGAGTTAGGTGGATCTGGCAACTCGATACCGTCTGGCCGTAACCCTGGAACTCTTACAATAATAAGAGCCGATCGGAAGAACTCATGGCAGTAGTCAAAGACGCCGGGTATTCCGAACATATCGTTTAAGGTCCGTCCAATCATATTTATTGCAAGAGGTCTCCATCTTAGATTCCATCTACTGAGATCGATCTCCACAAACATCCTTAGTATCTCGTCATCTGTAATGGGCTGGGTCATCTCCAAGAATTGTGTGGCAATGGCCTGTCGATTTTTGGTCATTGTCTGCTGCGGAAGATATGGGAATATTTTGTCAGCGATGTTTGCTTCCGTCAGTGCAAAGAAGATCCTGATCTCAAACACCAACATGCTGAACATTCTCGGAGCCAGCTTGAACTCCCTTTCTTTTGGATGAAGGGACACGATCAACCAGTCGAAGGGCACTTGTCGTGTAGCAATGGCTTGGACAATCGCAGGTATATCCACTGTGTCCCGATTGATAAGCTCAATTAACAGGCGACGATGTGATTTTGCCGGGACGTCATAGTCCCAAAACGCTGCGATGTTGGTCCTGTACAGCGAGATCGATCTATCGTCAATTAAGTCCAGATAATTCGGGGAATAATCAAAATCTACTATCTGTCCGAATTCGCAGTGGCGCCAGTCGGAGGCTGGATAACTGTTACGGGTTAGCCTCCTCGTCTGTTTACTGCACAGTTTTCTAAGAGTCGTCTTTAAGCCTTCTGGGCTGAAATGCAGAGGCGGCCACTTGCCCTCGACACGTATGTAGTTCTCAAGCATGTTCCTTTTGAACTCCCAGTTCAGACATTCAGCATCGTGATACAATGTATGATCCGGACTCTGTGCCTCAGCAGCAGCTGACGCGCCACCTACCATCGGATCCACAAGCGGATGACCAGATATCTTAAGCAAACCAAAAATCTCCACCACTGTCTGTACATCCTTACACGCCCTGAGGATCTGATCAAACATAGGCGTGATCATATTATCCACTGTACGCTTAGCAGGGTCTCTAATCAGGTCTTCCTCTTTCTTTAAAACCTTTGCCAGCATACGTGGGTAAGAGCCATCGTCTCCAAACATCGGGTCGGTCATCTGCGAGAGATAGGCCTTTGATAAGGCCTCTGTCTGTTTAAGGAGTTCGAATCCCGGATTCCCGTATCTCAAAAGGCAGAGCTCATGCCACTTACATGTGCCGTCAATCGCTACTAATATAGTCTTATCATGAGGGAAGAATACCTCCGCAGCGGTGTACACTTGGGCCCGTGAGTACAAGACATCCTTGATCATCAGCACTTGGTCGTATGTCAGGAGCATCTTTTTCTTTGCGGGTTTATAGTGAAGAAACCATACATCCCTACAAGCTATAACCTCCGTATGGGAAGATACCTTCATGGATATAACCTCAGTTCCAGAAGCTACGTTTATCCGCGAAAACTCCTCTACTAGACTGTCAAAATAGCTCCAGCCGTTGTACCACGGAATTGAATGTGGCGATAACTCAGCACGT